GCGGGGGCGATCGGACGCATCCTGCCCTGCGGTGCGTCAGTGCCAGGTTTGTTATGCAGCTTTCAAACCGGTCTCGATCTGCCCCTGCTGCGGCGCCATCTCACAACCCAGCCGCCGCGAAATCCAACAACGCGAAGGCGAACTACAAGAACTTGCCCGCGAAGCCGTAGCGCGTGCCAAGCAACGAGATCGTCGCCAACAAGCGCAAGCCCGCACATTGGCCGAACTCCAAGCCGTCGCCAAACAACGTGGCTATAGCGCAGGATGGGCATACAAGATCCACGCGGCACGCAATGGCCAACGATGAAACATTCCTTCAGCAAAACATCCGCCTAGCGCTTGGTGCCCACAGCGGGATCCGCATGTTTCGCAATCAGGTGGGCAGTCTTCCCGATCCGCGCACCGGTCGGCTGGTCACCTTCGGCCTGGCCCGTGGCTCCGCAGACCTGATCGGCTGGCGCACCATCGTGGTCACCCCCGATATGGTCGGCCGTCGCGTTGCCGTCTTCCTTTCCATCGAGGTCAAAACACCAACAGGCCGCCTCACGCCTCAGCAGCGCAACTGGCAAAACGCAGTCCTCGCAGCAGGTGGCATCACCGGCGTCGCTCGCTCCGTCCCTGAAGCGTTACGAATTGCAACAGTCGATGCGGCAGGTTGCAGCGCCCACGCCACGATCTGACAGCACCCCTGAGGCACCATGGCGACCGACGACCAGCTCAAGGATTTCTACTGCCTGCATCTAGGCCACGCTCAGCGCCCCAACGCCGAGACCGCTCGCCATTTCGTTGAGCACATCGACCTCTTCGCCAAGCATTGCCTCACCTATCGCGCCTGGCCACAGGAACGCGCCGATGCCGTCATCGCTGAAGCCAAGCAGCTCCTGGGGTTTGCTGAATGACTGAGACCAATGATTTGGACGGCAATGCTGAAAACATCCCGGCCGCGGCTTACGGCTCCAACCCGCAAGCAACACGCAATCTATCGAAACAACCTGATTTTGATGCCGTTAAAACTTTTCTCCATTTGCTCGGCAAACCACCAGGCACTTCACGCCTTCGTGGTTTCTATCCCGCTGGCCATCCCGCCAAAGCCGATGATTCAGGTCGCAAGGCGCCGCCTACCCGACGCATCGTTGAACAATGGCAAGCAGAAGGCCGCGGCGTTTACGTTGTCATCAATGATGGTGGCGACAGTGACGCCGACATCACCGCCTGTCGTGCTTTCTTTTGCGAATGGGACGATCGCCCTAAAGAATGGCAAATCACAGCTTGGCAGCATCTTGGCCTGCCTGAACCAACCCTTCAGGTGGATACCGGCGGAAAATCTATTCACAACTATTGGGTGCTAGCTGATCCCATCACACCGCAACACTGGAAAATTGTTCAAACCCGTCTTCTTGACCACGCCGATGCTGACCGCTCTTTAAAGAATCCATCTCGTGTGATGCGCCTTCCAGGCACCTATCACGTCAACACCGATGGCACGCTCGGCGCTCAAACTGCCATCATCCATCAATCCGATCAGCTCTACAGCGTCTCCGATATTGAAGCCAGTCTTCCTGATGAAGACACCTACAACCACATCACAAAAGCACAGCGCTTTACTGAATACACCAAACGCAGCATTGATGAAATTCGCGATGCTCTCGCTTGCATTCCCCAACGCATTCCTGGTTCCAATACCTACGCGATGTACCGCAACATCCTGTGGGGTCTCATCGCTGCTTGCATAGAAGCTGGTGGCACCGTTGACCAGGCCATTAGCTTGATGCAAGCCCACAGTCCGCAATGGCATGGCATCGCTCAAATCGCAGCCTCAGGTGGTGATCACATCAAGGCTGGAACCTTCTGGTACTGGGCCCAGGAACACGGCTGGCGGCCATCGCTTCCCGTCAAACGCCTCAAGCGCACTAAACAGATTGATGCAAAGACGGGTGAGATCACCGAAGTCATCACCACACGCTTTACATCCAAAAATGGCGACTACCTCCCTGAGGTCGAGAAGGCAGTCTTTGGCCTTCCAAATGACCACTGGATTTGCTCTGACAATCTTCTTTACAAATGGACCGGCACACACTTCGAGCCCCAGCCTGATGAAAAGCTGACCCCACGCATTGTTCGTTTTCTTGCTGAGCTTGAGACCGTCGAGGCCAAAGGCGGTGAATCAATTCACCCTTGGGCCAGGCCGCGTTATGTCGTGGAATCACTTGCTTGGATGCGAGCCAAACTCGGCAGCAGTGAAATCAATCCACACAATGCCATCAATTGCAAAAATGGTGTCGTTGAATGGAACTGGGAGGGCAACACTCTTACTTGGCATCTTCTTCCTCATGACCCAAAGTTTCACTTCACCTACATCACTGATTTTGATTATGACCCCGATGCCAATATCGAACAGCTCCTTCGGCTTCTAGCCGCTGTCGAGCCCACCGACATCGATACGCTTCAGCGCATCCTTGGTTCAGGTATGGACCTCGCCAAGTACCGCTCAGTGCGTGGCCGCCCACGGGCGCTTCTCATGATCGGTGGTGGCTCCAATGGCAAGGACACCATCCGCACCGCACTTCGCGACACCCTTGGCGCTCGCAACTTCAGCTCTTGCACTCTTGCTGATTTCAGGCAGTACGACCAAGGCCGTAAATTCCCAATCGCTCCCTTACGCGATGCTGCCATCAACTGGTCTTCAGAAAACAGTCAGTTCGTACACATCGATTCACTTCAGGCGCTTAAAAGTGCCATCTCTGGTGAGGAATTAGCATGGGAAGTGAAGGGCGTTCAAGAAACCACCTTCGTGCCAAATGCTCTCTTTGTTTTTAATTTAAACAAAGAACCATCGCTTTCTGGTGAGCAAGCAGCCATCGAAACACGCTTTCATGTGTTTCAATTTCGCAAAACTTTTCTTACCAAACCCACACGCGCAGACCACCTAAAAGCCGACCCTCGATTAAAAGATGACCCACATTTTATCCAGAAACACATATGCCCAGCCTTCCTCAATTGGCTTCTTGAAGGTCTAAAGCTGGCAGTTGAACATGGCATCGATTACGACTCCGGCAAGGAGGCCATGCGATCCGTTCGCCGCAAAGGCTGCCACCTGTGGGACTTCTGCGATGAGGTCGGCCTTGAATGGAACGCCAATCACTCCGAACCCCACGCAATCGTTTGGCAAAAGTTATGCGAATGGTACACCGCCGAAGGGTTTAGGGACTCCAACGGCCGCTGGGTCATCGACCCCGCCAACGATCCCACCATCAAGGCCTCACGGCTCCTGGTGCCGAAGCTGCAAACCATTTTCCCCGATCTCCGGTCCGAAAAGGATGCCGAGTCTCGTACCGCCATGCTTGTCGGCCTCAAGTTGCCAAAAGCATGGGAACGGTGATTCCGAAGGCAAATTGCCTTCGGGCCGAAGGCAAACCGAAGGCAAAATCGAAGGCAAAACCCCTTGCAAATACTAGACCGAAGGCAAATGCCTCATAAATGGAATCGATTAGTACGCGAGAGGGTGGTAGGGGCCCTAAAGGGGGGCTTTTACGTGTAGAGAAGAATTTGGTTTTTGGCTGTTTTGCCTTCGCCCTAGTCATAGCAAGGGTTTTTGCCTTCGACTTGCCTTCGGAGCAGACCCCTTTGCCTTCGGAACCCAGTGATACCAACGATTTTTGCCTTCGGGGGCATGTTTACGGTATAGTTCCGTAGCAATGCCGCAATCTCATGGCTGCCCCAGAGGTCGTGTTCGTCAGGCCCAACCGCAAAAACGAGCACTTCGAATCCAACGTCAAAGTGCGCTCAAAAAAAATTGTTGAGCACCTAACTGAGACGCTTGGCGAAAAGCCTCTTACAAATGACGAATTATGCAAGTTTGCCGATGTATTTGAACAAGATCCCCAAGCCGTGCTTGCTGTCTTTCATTGGCTGGAGCTTTTTGACAAAGCTAGGCGCGGGGTGCCGATTGAATCCAGTTCGATCAAAGCTGCCTGCTTTATTGCCGGGTCGTTTCTTGACCTTGCGATCCAGTTGCCGTTGAACCAATCCAATCCACACACCCGCTTCGTGGCGATGATGCTTCAATTCGCAGATTCAGTTGCCTTGTCAAGCTCCTCGGATCAAATCACTAACGCCTGCTCGATCTTTACTGATTACGTTCGCCTCGCTTGGGAGGTCAGCATGGGGCACTGTGTCTACCGAGATAAGTTCTTGATTGTCGGGTGGCGCAATGGTTTTTCTGAAAAAGAAAACGAGCTTTATGTTGTTGTCAGAAACTCAATTATGAATGTTTACACATTCATACCTAATCTTTTTGTGGCTGAAACCAACATCACCCCACCTGCTAGTTCGTTTCGCAACGCAAGGCGTGCAGTCAAGGCATGGCGTGGGCAACGCCTGTCTGGGGAATTGGTTGGCAGTTCTGCAATCCGCCTTTGCGAGGTGCTCGGTATTGAGGTGCATGGCACCATTGGGGTCATACCTGGTAACACCCGTAAGTCCAGGGGATTTTGAGATGAAGCGTTACACAAGCCAGAACCGCCTGGAAGTCGTCGTGCGATCCGATCAGAAACAATGGCTGCGGCAGCAAGCCACCAGCCTCAGGTCCATTGGGGACGTCGTGCGTGATTTGATTGACCTGGCCATGAAGGCTGCGCCATAAACTGCCCACGTGCTACACTGCTGGAGCGATTGGGACCCCCTGGGCGCTGCCGGAAGCGGTGCAGCCCTAGGGGTCTTTTTTTGCCCCTAGAACGCCTTCGGCTGGACTGGTGGGGTCGAACCACGCAGAATGGCGTGAAAGCCCCTTGTAGGGGCTCCTGGAGCCCTCTCATGGCTGATCCCGTTGTCCAGTTCGACCCACAAGCATTGATCAAGGAGCTGGACATCTTCTCCAAGGTCCAGGTCCCGTTCATGGCGAGCCTTGCCATCAACCGCACAACGCCCAAGGTCAACCAGGCTCTCCGCTCTGAAATGGAGAAGCAATTCACCTACCTGGCACCCTTCACCTGGAAAAGCATTCGCTATGACATATCTTCCAAATCAAAATTAGAAGTCCGCGTTTGGATCTCTTATGACGCTCCGAAAGGGAATGCCCCTGAGGATTACTTAAGCCCGCAGATTGCTGGCGGTGAAGTTTATGCCACTCGATTCCAACGGCGTCTTGTTCGCAATGGACTGATGCCTTCAGGCTCGTACATGATGCCAATTCATGCAAGCCCAGCAGCAACGCTAAACGCATCTGGCAGGATCGCTGCGTCGCAATACACTCAAGCGCTTTATGGCATTCAGGCAATGAACGACATTATTGCCAGAACTACCCCACGCAATAAACCTTACCCAACGGCTGGTTCATATCAATATGTGCCGTTTGCCAATGGCGATAAATCCAAAATGATCTTCCGCAATGGTCACCCGCTTGCTCCTGGTATTTACAAAAATACTGGCGGCAAGCTGACGATGGTCTTTAAGCAACTTCAGCGCATTCCAATAGTTCGCGCTAAATACGATTTTACTGGTGTGGGCATGGCAACGGCAAATGAGGTCTTGCCGAAAATGTTTGATCAAGTTTTCAATGAAGTCATGGGCAAACCAAATTTGTAAAAGACTCGCGAGGGGTCGGTTTATAGGGGTTTGAAAATTTCAAAAGACTCGCAGGGGGTCGGTTTATAAGGGGTTCTGAACCTCTGGCTATCGCATGAACGCATAACGATGCCGTTGATAGTACACCTGTCCGGTAGTACAGGCGGACGCTAGTACAGGCGGACGCTAGTACAGATGGCTGTCACAAGTCTTAACATTACAGATTGTTTCAGTTTGCCCCTCTTGCTTTGTCCCCCGCATCCGGTGCGCTACCTTGTATCTGTCGGGAACACCCGGCACCCAATCGCAACCCCCAACAATGCAAACCCTTGACCTTCTCGGTCTGTCTCCTATTGCGGCAGGCTTGACCCAACTCCTGGCCGCTTGCCTTTTGGCTGCCCTATGGGCCGTTGCCATCGCCGACTGGCTAACGGCTGACCAGACCCGCCGCGTGCAATTGCTCTACATCGCAGGCCACAGCCAGGCCGCCATTGGTCGCCGCCTGGGCCTTAGCCGCTATGCCGTTCGCAAGGCGTTGACATGAGGCGCCTCCTTTCTTTTGTTGTTTCGCTGCTTGTGTTTGCTTCGCCAGCCATGGCGCGATCATTCAGCCACAGCAGCCACAGCAGCCACGCCAGCCATAGCCGCAAGTGATCATGCACCCCATTGCCTCCTGCCTCCTGGCTGCCGTCCTGATCAGTGGCTCATTCCAGGGCGTCGCCCAGTGGTCTGCCATGTTCGACCGTTGGCACGCTGCCGACGTTTGTCGCCTCGCGGCTGCCGCTGATCAGCGGCCCGCTGTTGATTGTTCCCGTTCCTAATCCCATCGCATCTTTTCCCATGACAACCGCCACCGACGAACTGCGCAGCTACCAGCAAGCGCAGGCACAGCTAAACGAAATTCAGCGCTTATCCGATTTGCTAGACGCTGACCCCGACAACGACGAACTGCAAGACGAACTCCGCGCCTGTGCTCTAAGCCAGGAAGTACGGAGCGGCTGGCAGTGCCCTGGCACCGCATTGGAGCCCGCCCAGTTTTGCCTTTTGCTATGCACCGGCGGCCCTGCCGTTCGCGTGATCGGCGACCTAGACGAAGCTGGCGACCCTTGCTCAGCCACACTCCAACGCCAGGACTGGTTCACGCCCTGGCTTGATGTGACCCTGACAGACGCCGAGGCCGAGCTAGTGCTCTGGTTCGCTCAGTCTTTCTACTGGGGAAACTGATCATGTACTGGGACCGTTTCGACATCTGCCTGGCTCATTGGGCATTCGCTGCCCATTGGCACGCTGGCCAAGGCTGCCCCATCTATTGGAAGTTTGCCCAGCTTGAGCGATTGCGCTTTAGCCCTGGCATCTGCCAGTCCGACCGACCAGCCGATCTGCCTGAGAACGCCAGGGAGATCTACAGGCAACTAGTCGTTGCCCATTGTGGGATTCATTCAACAGCCGCCTAATCAGTCCAACCAATTAAACAACAACCGCCCCGCAATACGCGGGGCTTTTTTATTGCCTATTCGCTCGCGTGTTTGGCCATGATTGGCTCAACGAATAGGCGCGTGATTCGCTGCCAATTCGTTCTAAATATCCTCAAAATCTTTGGGTCCTTTGCGCACGTCGGGCCGGGGGTGTATTCGAACCTCAATATACGACTAGGCACGAGTGCGTGGCTTAGTTGACCAAAACATGGCATTCTACCCCCAACCCCACCGTAATGGGGTCGATTGCAGTTAATATTCGTTGTAGGGGCTTGGGGGAGCTTAATGCTGGCTACAAAGGCCGAAGCGGCCCGTCAATTGGGTATTACACGCCAGGCAATGAATAGAGCAATTCAGGAAGGCCGTGTCAAGACCAAGATTTCCGCCGCTGGGCGGGAAATGATTGAGCTTGATGGGTTGCGTGAGCGGTATGCTGCGACGACCCAGCAAAAGGTTGGAGGTGCCGACCTTAGCGGCATTTCTCCGCGCAAAGCTGGCGGATCCATTCCAGATTACAACGAAAGCCGCGCCAGGACTGAGCATTTGAAAGCTGAGCTGTTGGAGCTGGAACGTGCGGAAAAGGAAGGCGCGTTGATTTCAGCGGCTGAAGTTGAGGCAAAATGGGTGGAGCTTGTCACGATTGCCCGAACGAAGCTGATGGGATTGCCAACGAAGGCAAAGCAGCGGATGCCTGATCTGTCAACGGATGACACGTCAGTGCTGGAGGATATCGTTCGAGAATGCCTTGAGGATCTGAGTGGCGAGCGTTGATGACTTGGGCCGTAAGGCCTTCGCTGCTTTTAAGCCACCTGAGAAGCTGACGTTGAGTCAGTGGGCAGATCGCTTTGCGTTTCTCAGTGCAGAGTCTAGCGCTGAAGCGGGCCGCTGGCATACGTTGCCGTACCAGCGGGGGATGATGGATGCTTTTACCGATCCGAAGGTAGAGCAAATCACCGTGATGAAGTCGGCGCGTGTCGGCTACACGAAGATGATCAACCACGCGATCGGGTTCCATATCCACCAGGACCCATGCCCGATCATGGTGGTGCAGCCAACGATCGAGGATGCGCAAGGGTATTCAAAAGAAGAGATTGCCCCAATGATCCGCGACACGCCAGTGCTGCGTGGGGTGGTGAGTGACGCGAAAGCAAAGGATGGTGCCAACACGATCTTGGGCAAGGCGTTCCCTGGTGGGACGTTGAGCTTGGTGGGTGCTAACAGCCCGCGAGGGTTCCGGCGTGTGAGCCGCCGGGTGGTGCTATTTGATGAGGTCGATGGTTACCCGGCAAGTGCTGGCACGGAAGGCGATCAAATCAAACTGGGTATTCGTCGAACGGAATATTACTGGAACCGCAAGATCGTGGCGGGTTCGACGCCAACGGTAAAAGATTTCAGCCGCATCGAACGGATGTTTGGCGAGTCAGACCAACGGCGATATTTCGTGCCATGCCCTGACTGCGGCCACATGCAATATCTGAAATGGAGCCTTTTGAGGTGGCGCGATAACGAGCCTTCAACGGCACACTACGTCTGCGAGAGCTGCGGGGTTTGCATTGACCATCGGCATAAGCGATGGATGGTGGAACGGGGCGAGTGGCGGCCAACGGCACCAGGCAATGGCAAACATGCCGGGTTCCATATCTGGGCTGCTTATAGCTACAGCCCAAACGCGACGTGGGCACATTTGGTTGCGGAATTTTTGGAAGCCAAGACAAATCCCGAAAGCCTGAAAACCTTTGTGAACACTGCGTTGGGAGAAGTGTGGGAAGAGGAATACAGCAGCAAGGTCGGGGCCGAGGGCTTGATGGAACGCGCTGAGGTCTATGAGCCAGGCGTGATGCCTGAAGGGAGCATGGCGCTAACGGTTGGCGTTGACGTGCAAGGTGGCGGCGGCAGTGCTGCTGATCGCTTGGCGGTAAGCGTGTGGGCGTGGGGCCGCGAGGAAGAGGGTTGGCTGATTTACCACCAAGAGATTCACGGCGATCCACATCGGCCGGAAGTTTGGAAGCAGCTTGATGAGATCATCCTGAAACCGTGGCCACATGCCATGGGCGTGAAAATCAAGCCAGATGTGATCGCTATCGACTCTGGCGGCCACGCAACTGCTGAGGTGTACCAATACGCAAGGGAACGTCAAGGTGCAGGCGTGATTGCGGTAAAGGGCCAAAGCCAGCGCGGCAAGCCACCGATTGGCAAAGCATCAAAGGTTGACTTGGATGTCAAAGGTCGCGTGATCAAACGCGGTGCATCGGTCTATCCGGTTGGTAGCGATACGGTCAAAACCACGTTGTTCGGTCGATTGCGCCATACCGATGTGGGGCCGGGCTACCTGCATTTTTATGCAATGGTGGGTGAAGAGTATTTCCAGCAAATCACTGCCGAACGTCAGGTGACGCGATTTCAAAAAGGATTTCCAATTCGCGAATGGATTAAGAAGCCCAGCGCCCGCAACGAAGCGTTGGATTGTCTTGTGTATGCCTATGCAGGTCTCAATCGCATGTATCAGCGGTACGACCGCAGAACGATGTGGGACCAGCTGGAAAAACGGCTTGAGAAGCCAGTGGAGAAGTCAAGGCCGGCGCAGCTAAGATCAGAGGAGAAGCCGTTCGTCTCCAACTGGTAGGCCGTGAACATTCCCGCGACAATCCAAGCAGGGGATACGACGTCATGGGTTGACGTCCAGACGACGGATTATCTCGGCAATGCGGTCACCAGTGCGGACTATTCGCTGATTTACTACCTGCGAGCCAACACTGCTGGTGCAGGCGTCACGGTGACGGGCACGTCATCTGGCGCGGGTTGGGCTTTTACGTTGTCGGCCGCGGCCAGCGCTGCCATGGCAGCTGGCACTTGGTATTGGCAGGCGGTTGCAGCAAAGACCGGCACTACGATCACGGCTGGTACTGGCCAAGCGACGATCCTGGCTGCCCTGAGCTATTCGGGCACGCCTGCCGCCTATGACGGGCGAACGCAATCGGCGATTGATCTGGATGCTGTGCAGGCAGCGATCCGCTCCATGATTAGCGGTGGTGCGGTGCAGGAGTACACGATCGGCAACCGTCACTTGCGGAAAATGTCGATGACGGACCTGATGGAACTTGAGAGCAGACTGAAGGCACGGGTTTACCGTGAACAAGTCGCGGCAGACATGGCCAACGGCCTGGGCAATCCCCGCAACCTCTTTGTGCGGTTCTAAGTCATGCCATTCGGATTCTCCATTCGTGAAGCGCTGGGCATCAAGGGCAAGGCTGAGCCGCAGGTGCCAGCTGTAACACCACGGCGCCGGTCCTATGAAGGTGCGTTGATTTCGCGGTTGACGCAGGACTGGGTTGCTCAAGGCACCAGCCAGGATGCTGAAGCACGCGGCAGCATGCGCATCTTGCGCAACCGCGTCAGGCAGCTTGTCCGCGACAACGACTACGCCAAGCAGGCGTTGCGTGCGATTGCGACCAACGTGGTGGGCACGGGCATCAAGTTTCAAAGTCAGGTTCGCGCCCAGCGCGGCGGCAAGCTCAACACCAAAGTCAACCAGGCGATTGAGCAAGCCTGGGCCGACTGGTGCCGCAAGGACAGCTGTGATGTAGCGGGTCGGCTGTGTTTCGCCGACATCGAGCGATTGGCGGTGACCAGCACGGCTGAGTCAGGTGAGATTCTGATTCGGATGATCAAGCAGCCTTTTGGGAGATCCAAGATCCCCCTTGGGTTGGAAATCATCGAGTCTGATCTGCTGGACGACAACTACAACGGCGTTGGCGAGAACGGCAACGAAGTTCGGATGGGTGTCGAAATCGATCAATGGCACCGCCCGGTCGCCTATTGGTTTTTCCAAAAGCACCCCGGTGATTTTCAGTACGGTCAAAAAGGCAACCCATATCAAAAACGGATCAGGGTGCCTGCTGAGGAAGTCATTCACCTTTACCGGGCCGACCGTCCGCTTCAGACCCGTGGAATTCCTTGGTTTGCATCGGCACTAACCCGACTGCACCACCTTTCTGGTTATGAACAATCCGAAGTGATTGCGGCGCGTGCTGGTGCTGCGTTGATGGGTTTTGTGTCCAGCCCTGAAGGCCAGCTGCTGGATGAGGGCGTGATTGACGACCAGCGGGTGACTGAATTTTCGCCCGGCACGATCAAGTACTTGGCACCTGGCGAAACCTTCACGGTGCCGAGCTTGCAGCGGCCTGACACGTTCGAGCCTTTCATGCGGCAGATGCTGCGGGCAGTCGCCGCTGGCCTTGGGGTCAGTTACGAAACTGTCTCTCGTGATTTCAGCCAGACCAACTACAGCAGCAGCCGGCTGTCGCTGCTGGAAGACCGCGACAACTACCGCGTGCTTCAAGACTGGCTGACTGAGAACTTCCATCAGGTTGTTTTTGATGCCTGGCTGGATTTGGCTGTGCTTTCAGGGGAATTGAATTTGCCTGGCTATGACCTTGATTCAGCGCGTTACAACCAAGCGCGATGGATCGGTCGAGGATGGCAATGGGTTGATCCGTACAAAGAAGTTCAAGCTTACAAAGAAGCGGTGCGTTGCGGGTTCATGACCCAAGCCGATGTGATCGCACAGACCGGTGGCGACCTTGAAGAGTTACTGGCCAACCGATCAAGCGAGCTTCAGCAATCCCAGGGTCTTGGTCTTGTCTTTGACACCGACAGCGGCGCTGTGGATGCCAAGGGTCAAGAACAGCCCACGCCGGACAATCAATTTGAGCCATCTGATCCATCTGGTGATGCGCCAGTGGTTGCACCACCCAAACTGACTCAGCCGGCCAAGCAACCCAAATCATCGTCATGATCCCTCCCGCCCGTTCTGATAATCCGGCCGCAGCCGAAGTATTTGCCCAGTTGCTGCACGCGGCGACCACCGGGCACATGCTGCACCTTCAGTCGCTGAGCTTCAGCGAGCACATGGCGCTGAACACGTTTTACAGCGAGCTGCCCGACAAGGCAGATGATCTGATCGAGGCTTATCAGGGCAAGTATGGGATCGTCGCCGACTACCCGGCTGGGTATGAGCCTTTCACTGGCCCGGCAATCGAATTTGTCAGCACGCTGTCGGATTACTTCCAGCAAGCGCGGGCTAGCATTGGTCCAGACTCTGAGCTGCAAAATCTCTGCGATGAGATCCAACAGCTGTTTGATTCCACCCTTTACAAACTGAGGTTCCTGAAATGAGCGCCGCCGTGGCTAATCCCGCAGGACTCACCCGATCGGGTGAGACCCGCCTGAAACTGCCCAAGATGCAGCGGTCCCTCGTTATGGAGGCGCCCGTTGTTGATAGTGAGCAGCGGACCATCACCTTCCCTTTCAGCAGCACCTTCCCGGTTGAGCGTTGGTTTGGCAATGAAGTGCTGAGCCATGATCCCGGAGCGGCGGACCTTTCCCGTCTCAATGACGGGGCACCGCTTCTTTACAACCACGATCCAAACCAGCTTGTCGGCGTCATCGAGCGTGCATGGCTTGATGGCGGCCGTGGCTACGTCACCGCTCGCTTCAGTCAAAACGACTTGGCGCAGCAGGTGATGGGCGACGTTGCCGACAACGTTCTCCGTAACGTGTCTTTTGGATACCGCGTGATGAACATGGTTTCCGACAACGCGGAAGGCGACAACGCGACGTTCACCGCGACGCGCTGGTCCCCTTACGAAGTTTCGCTGGTGACTGTCCCGGCCGATCCCACTGTGGGCATCGGAAGGGCAGAGTCACCTAGCGATAATGAAGTCACAGTTTCAATTCCTGAACCTGTGCAGCCGGAGGTGACCGCCTCCACCGTTCAACCCGTATCTAGGGAACTCAAAATGGAAAACCACGACGTCAACGTTGACGTGGTGCGCTCGGAGGCGGTTGTCGCCGAACGTACCCGCATCGCCAGCA